TACTGCGTGATGATGGCCCGGTATGAGAACCAGTGCAAGCTGCTCTCTCTGGCCGCCAAGCAGCTCAAAGACGCCAAGGATGATCCCCAGGCGATCGCTGACGCTGCAGCCAAGCTGGACGCGGTCAGCGGCAAGATGCAGTCCCTGGAGCGGAATATCCTCCAGTACGCCGAGAAGCTGGGACTCACGCCCTCCGGCCGGGTACGGCTGGCCCAGAAGCGGGCCCAGGCGGCAGCCGATGCCAAGGCAGATCCGGACGGTGATCTCTTTGGCGACTAGATGGCAAAGCGGCCTGCACCACCCGGTGTCGGTCTATGCCAAGCAGGTGACCCAGGGCCGCCTCCGGGAGCAGTGCTGCAAGTATGAGATCCTGGCCTGCCAGCGGCACCTGGACGACCTGAAGCGCCAGGGGACGGAGGACTTTCCCTATGTGTTCGACACCACCCGGGCCGACCGGATCATCCGGTGGTTCGGTCAGTGCATCCAGATCCGGGGCGTGGATGCCGGCAAGCCCATCACCTTGGAGCCCTGGCAGGTGTTCGACCTGGGCTGCACCTACGGCTGGGTCCACAAGGACACCGGGGCCAGGCGCTTCAGCAAAACCTACAACAAGCGGGCCCGGGGCAACTACAAGAGCTCGGAGAAATCCTGCCAGGGCCTCCACCACATGTGCGGCGACGCCATCTATCCTCCATACCGGCCGGAGCTGGCTCAGTTTGAGCAGGAGCCGGAAGTGGAGTGCGCTGCCGTGGACCGCAGCCAGGCCATGCGGGTGCTTGGCGATGCAAAAAAGATTGCCCTGGCCAGTCCCAGCATTGCAAAGCGGCTGCTGGTGCCTAGGTCCAATCCCATCGTCCACCGGACCCGGGGCGGTTATATGCGGGCCCTTTCCAAGGACAGCAAGAACAAGGACTCCGGCGCCCCCACCTACTTCGTGGTGGACGAGTACCACGCCCACCCCACCTCGGAGATCTACGAGATCGGCACCAACTCCTTCGGCAAGCGGGTCCAGTCCCTGCTGGATGTAATCACCACCGCCGGAGACGATGCCGGCAGCAAGCCCTGCTACACGGAGGAGATGTACGCCAAGCGGGTGCTGGAGGACCCCACGGTCACCGACGAGAGCTATTTCGTCATGATCCGGGAGCTGGACGCCGGGGATAATCCCCACGACGAAAAGACCTGGCTCAAACCCAACCCCTGTCTGCGGTATCCCAGCCGGTACAGTGCGATCCTGCTCCGGCAGATCCGGGCAGAGCACAACACAGCCTATTCCTCCAACGATCCCAACAAGATCCGCAAGTTCCTGACCCGCCGGATGTGCCTGTGGCAGGTGGGCAGCGTCAACCACTATCTCAATGAGGTCTGCATGGCCAAGGCTCAAAAGGCCATGGTATCCAAGGAAAAGTTTGCGGCCCTCACGGATGGCCTCCACTGTCACTGTGGCTTTGACCTGGGCAAGCGGATCGACCTCTCCGGGGCAGCGGCGGTATTCGAGCTGCCGGACGGCCGCTATGCTTTCAAGATGCACGGCTTCATGCCGGAGAACGGGGCGGACCGCCACGAGAAGACCGACCGGGTGCCCTACAAGTCCTGGGCGGAAGCCGGATACTGCACCCTGACCCCCGGTGACGTCACCGACAACAGCTATGTGTACAACTGGATCTGTGAAGGGGAACGGGACCACGGCTGGCAGGTGGATGAGGTGGACTACGACGGCCACAACGCCACGGACCTGGCTATCCAGATGAACGAGGAGCGCAACCGGGAGGACTTCTGCGTGCCGATTTCTCAGACCTGCGCCGGACAGAACCTGGCGGTGAAGACCTTCCGGGAGCTGCTGCTCCAGGACAAGGTCGTGCTGGAGGAGAGCCCCCTGGTGCTCTGGTGCCTTCAAAACGCCATTGAGATCCAGAACAACTACGGGGACATCAAGCTCTCCAAGCGCCACAAGGACGACACAGAGCGCATTGACCCCGTGGCGGCGGCCATGAACGCTCTGGCCCGGCTGCTGGTGCGGAAAACACCCGGCAGCAATATCAACGAACACGTACTTTCCGAAGATTGGGGGATTTGATGTGAACGAAAAATCGACCCAGCTGCTTGCCTGGGCAGCCAAGGGGCTTCGAACTGCCGGAAGAACGCTGGGCCTTTACCTGGACGATCTGCTTCTCCTGGCTGGAGGCGTGTGCTTCGTCCGGGCAGCGATTGATCTGGGCGGCCGGCCTGCCGCACTGGTGACAGCCGGTATCTGTCTGACGGTCTACGCTGTGGTAGTGGCCAGATCCAGAGGAGGTGGCCAACGTTGATTTTGAATCGCGCGATGGTACCCAGAGCATCCGCAGAGGAAGCGGATCTCACTTGGGAACAGGTCAGCCATTGGTTCCAGCGAGTCTTCTCCGGCGAGGAAGCAATGGAAGCCAGCCGGTCCAATGCTGAGCACCTTTCTCCCATGGCTGCGGCTCACCGGATCCTGACCAACTCCTTTGGCCTGATCCCTTTTGGTCTGTACCGTAAAGACGGGGACGCCCGCGTCCCGGTGAAAGACCCTGATCTCCAAAAGGTCCTCAAGGAACGGGCCAACGAGTATATGTCCCCATTTATGATGCGAAAGATCGTCATGTCCAACGCCTTCTGGTGGGGATTTGGTGCGGTTTGGAACCGGAAAAATGCTGCAGGTCATGTGGTTGCCCGGATCCCGCTTCCTACGGATTGCTGCACCATTCGGAAGGACGCAAACACCGGGACGTATTGGTACGATTACAGTGTGGATGGGTTTTGCAAGGCCTTTAACAATTCGGAGCTGTCGTTCCTGTATTTCGAGACCTATGACGGGATCCGGGGCCGCGGCATGCTGGATCTGGCCAGAGAGGCCATTTCTGTTGACGCCATGGCCCAGCGCTATAACAAGAAGTTTTACCAGAACGGTGCCCGCCTTTCCGGAGTTGTGGAGGTGGACACTGACGCTAAGAAAGACACCCGGGATCGTATCAAACAGGAATTCCGCGCTTACGCCACCGATGATGCCTTTGCCGTGGCAGTCATTGACCATGGTATGAAATTCACGCCCCTGGGCATCAGCCAGAGCGACGCCCAATTTATTGAGAGCCGGGGATTTACCGTGGAGGAGATCAGCCGGTTCAGCGGGATTCCCAAGCATATGCTCCAGACCGGAAAGGAGAGCTACAACAGCAACAGCCAGCAGCGACTCAATTATGTCACGGATACGCTCCTTCCCTACGTGGTGCAGTGGGAGAACGAGGACAGCTACAAGCTCCCCGATCCCTCGCTCCGAAAAGACGGCGTTTATGTCCATGGCAATGTGGAGGCACTGCTTCGGGCTGATCCCACTACCCGGGCGGATTTCTACGTAAAACTCATCGAGCACTCGGTCATGTGTCCGGATGACGCCCGGGCTAAGGAGGAACTGAACCCCATTCCGGGAGGACTGGGGAAGAAATTCCTGGTCACCAAAAATCTGGGCTCTCTGGAGTCCGTACTGAGAGGAGAGAATGTCAATGGCTGATATTGCACTGCGGGGGGAGCTGTGGGACAACGACTCCGCCGATGTGCTGCGCTGGTGGGGATGGCGGGACATCACGGCGCCCATGGACATCGCCAATGCCCTGGAGGCAGCCGGCGGGGAGGATGTTACCCTGCTGATCAACTCGCCTGGCGGAAACATGGCGGTTGGAACGGAGATCCGCTCCATGCTCCGGCGTTACCCGGGCAAGACCACTGCACTTTTCCAGGGATACGGCGCCAGCGCCGCCACGCTGGCGGCCACCGGGTGCCAGGTGATCCAGAGCGAGCCGGGAGCTCTGCTGTGCTACCACAACCCCAGCGGGGCCACAGAGGGGGATTTCCACGATATGCGTCAATCTGCGGAGGCGCTGCGCAATGCACGAGACTGCGTGCTGGAGGTCTACATGGCCCACAGCAGCGTCAAGACCCGGGAGGAACTGATGGCTCTGATGGATAAGAACATCTGGATCAGTCCCACCCAAGCTCTGGAGTATGGACTGATTGATGAGATCGTGGGGCGCCCCGGAGCAGAAGAAGATCCTGCCGCTTTTGTGGCTGCAGCCAGCGGACGGATTCGCCTGACGGCCGCTATGCGGCAGCGGTATCAGGACCATCTGCTGGAAGACCGGCAGATGGCCGAAAATCAGGAAAAGGCAAAGCGTGTCTTGGCGAAGCTGAAGGCACTTGCAAATTATTGAGAGTCGAAAGGAGACACACGCATGGATTTCATGGAAAGAATCACTGATCTGCGGGCCCAGAAAAGTCAGCTCCTGGCCCAGGCCCAGCCCTTGGCGGATGAGGGCAAGTATGATGAGGTTGACAAGATCTCCGCACAGATGGAGAGCATCAACAACCAGATCCGCAGTCTGGAGAACCTGGCCAAGCAGAGCCAGGAAAACGCAGAGCCCGTTTACGACGGCATTCTGCACGACGGCGGCAAGGCCCCCAAGGAGAAAAAGAGTGCCGATGATAAGCCCTTTGCCTCTCTGGGCGAGCAGCTGACTGCCATCTATCAGTTCCGGAAGAACCACGTGGAGGACAAACGGCTGCAGCAGGTCAACAATGCGGTGCTGGGCGCCAACGAGGGAATTGGCGCAGACGGCGGATTTGCAATCCAGACGGATTTTGCCGGCGCGATCCTGGAAAGCGCCGTCCAGACGAGCCCGCTGCTGAACCGTCTGGACCGCTATACCTGTTCCAGTGCCGCCAACTCCATGCGGTGGATCAGCGCTGATGAGTCGGATGTGAGCAAGTCCGTGTTCGGCGGTGTCCAGATGTACTGGGCGGCGGAGGCGGCCACCGTGCTGGCCAGCAAGCCCCAGTTCAAGGAAATGAAGATGGATCTGGAGAAGATGATGGGCTTCCTCTACTGCACGGATGAGATGCTGCAGGATGCCGCCTTTATGACCGGTTTTGCCTCCACCGGCTTTGCCCTGGCGGGGGACCGGCTGCTCACGGACGGCGTGATCGCCGGCGATGGCGTCGGCAAGCCCCTGGGAATCCTCAAGTCCAAGGCGCTGGTTACGGTGGACAAAGAGGACGCCCAGACCAGCGGGACCTTTGTTGGCAACAACGCCATCAAGATGCAGGCCAGGGCCATGCCTCGGAACCGGGATCGCCTGGTGTGGCTGATGCACCCCGATGTGGAGGAGCAGCTGCCTCTGCTGGCTATCAAGAGCGGCGATGAGTCCAAGTTCCTGTGGAACCCCGAGGGCGGCCTTGGCGGCTTCGATACCCAGCGGGTGCTGAACAAGCCGGTTCTGTTTGAAGACAGCTGCTCCGCACTTGGCACCAAGGGTGACATCATGCTGGTGGATCCCTTCCAGTACATTTTGCTGACCAAGGGCGCCGCAAAACAGGATTGGTCCATCCATGTGGAGTTCCTGACCGACCAGAACTGTTTCCGCATGGTGTTCCGCTGCAACGGCGCTCCCAAGGTGAGCAAGCCCCTGACCATCAAGAACAGCACCAAGGCCCGCAGTCCCTTTGTGGCGCTGGCGGACCGCAAATAAGGAGGAATCCAGATGAGACGTATTTTTGAAGAGCTGGCCATCGCCAATGTCTTTGCTCCCCAGTCCGTGGATGCCACCACGGAAAAGACCTCTGCGTTTGTGGATGCGTCCGGCGCAGAGGAGGTCGCTTTCCTTGTCTCTGCCGCGGCCTTGGGTAAAGGCAAGACACTGACGGTGACGCTGTTGGCGTCGGATGATGCCAGCGGCAGCAGTCCTAAGGCTATTGGAGATGCCACGGTGTTTACCGACAGCGTAGGCACTGACCCGAAGACGGCGGTGATCAGCTACAAGGTATCTCCGGGGCACGGGCGCTATGTGGGCGTCAAGTTCCAGCACAACGGTGACGCGGCGGTGGTCTGCGGCGTAACAGCCGCAGCCAAAAGTATGTATCTGCCCGCCGTCAACGGCTGGACTCTGGCGATGTGATGGCCTGGAATGATGCGGTGAAGAGCCGCCTGATGGCCTATTGCCGCATCGACGCCCTGGAAGAGGGGGAGGAACTCCTCCTCAAGGGACTCTATAATGCGGCGGTGAGCTACATGGAGCAGGCCGGGGTCTCGGAGCCCAAGGAAGACACGCCCCGGCGGGCCCAGTATGACCTGTGTATCAATGCCCTGGTGTTGGACGGGTACGACCGGCGGGACGTGACCATCACCGGTACCATCGTATCCGATAACCCGATGTTTCGCCGGATGCTGACTCAGCTGAAGCTGACGGAGCCGGCGGTGTCCGAATCGGACACATGAGCATTGCCCCGCCCGGAATGCTTCCGGGCGGGGCTTAGAAGGAGGCAGCCATGGCAAGTATCAGCGCGGGAGATCTTCGAAGCCGGGTGACGGTGATGCGCCGGGTACCCGGAAAAAACGCCCTGGGGGAGGATACCTACGATTACAAGCCGGACCGAAAGGTGTGGGCCAGGATCGTACCTACCACGGGACGGAGAGAGTCCCTGGAGGGAAATGTGGAGCGGGCGGAGATCACCCACCGGGTGACGGTGCGCCGGTCCGCCATCCCGGAGCTCCAGACGGATCTGCGGCTGCGGTTCCGGGAGCAGGACTACGATGTGCAGTATTTTTATCCCAACTACCGGGACGGAGGGTTTGTGGATATTTTCGTGAAGCTGGTGGTAGAAGATGGCGTCCCAAGTTTTTGATGTCAGCGAGCTGGACAACTTTGCCCGCAGCATGAGCCGGACCGCGCAATCCATCCAGAAAAGCCAAAAATCGTTCCTCCGCAAAGAGGGGACCAAACTCAAAACCCGCACCGTCCGGGAGGCCCGGAAGATAGGAAAGAAGTCCGGGAAGTATCTCAAGTCCATCAAGCGGGGCAAGGTCTACACGTATGACGGTGCCCTGGCGATCCGGACCTACTCGGCGGCCCCTCATGCCCACCTTATCGAGAATGGGCACCGCATGGTGACTCATGACGGCCAGGAAGTGGGATTTGTGCGTGGTTATCATGTGTTTGAAAATGCGGGGAAGGACTTTGAACCCCAGTATCAACGGGATGTAGAGGATTTCCTGGACAAGGAGGTGGAGCAGCTGTGATCTCGCTGCTGTCAATCAACCGGGCGGTGTGCGATCTGTACCGGCAGGCGCTGGAGGCGGCCGGGACGGGAGCATCTCTCAAAGCAGAGGACGTCTCTGGCCCGATTATCCGGCCAAGCGGGAAGGTGGAGCTGGAGGACGGTACAGACGCCCGGCTCTTGGCCTCCGGCCGGGAGCGGACCGTGACCTTCCGTCTTTACTACTATGCCACCGACGAAAAACGCCCCAAGCTGGAGAACCTAGCGGTGCGCCAGGCCATCGGCGAGGCGTTTTTGGACGGGATCACTGTGGAGGACACCTACCTTGGTATCGACGAGGGGATCTCCTTTACAGTCACTGATGGCGTGTTGGTGGCCACGCTGGATCTGACCATCACCGAGCCCATCCCGGAGGCGGATGGGGAACCCATGGAAACATTGGAATACAGGGAGGTTACCTGATATGGCAGTGACATTGCCGAAAATCATCATTACATTCAAGCAGCTGGCCACGTCCTTCATCCAGCGCTCGG